TAAAAGTAAATCTCCACTGCCTTCTGTTGTACACACCAAGAGAGCGGAATTCTTTGACGATTGTATTATCTCCTGTGGAACCAAAGTCCATATAAAGAGGTCCGTTCCATTGTCCGGTATCATCTCTCCATTCCAGACGTCCTAGAGATTGGGCACTAGTTGAACCTCTACGACCAGAAATCTTAACACCCTTGCACATCTTTCTGTTATCAGAGCCTCTGTCTTGGAATCCAGTTGCTACCTGTGCAACGATTTTTTCTCCTAAATCGTCTGGAGTGTTTGGGTCCAAGAATCCGATTTTACCATCATAAGTACCAACGACATTAACTCCCCCGTCACGCCGTAGGTGATGAGAGAGAATATTTAGTTTAGTGAAGTTGGCAGCTGCTGAATCGTATGAGTTCCAGATAGCCCAACCGGCATCAACCTGATATACATAGGAAACCTGGTCTTGGATGAATGACCAGACAAAGCATTCTTTGTTACCGAGAATCATCCTGAAACCGAAACAGTCAGAAGGATTAGTTAACGCTTCTAGTTGATTCTTGATAGGCTTATCGATATTCTGGAAGGACCTTCCATCAGAATACACTATACGTCGATACTGGTCAAGCCAAAAGAATTCCTGGTCTTTTTTGATGATAGAGTATGGGGCACAAGTTCCAATTTCTCTAGTAGCAGCAGGAGCGAAAATTAAATTAGTATCAGGAACGAAGATTTGTAGATTATCAGTACCCCAAACGAAAATCTCGTTTGTGTTATCTGCCATTGCTAGGATGTTATCCGCTCTAGCTTCAGCAGTAAAGAAACCGCCGTGGTCTGGATTACCATCCACGGTCCAATCTTCCATTTCTGTAGTATCAACTGTGCCTTGGAATACTCCAGAAAATCTGATTTTGGTTTTGTCTACAGTTGCATCATTCGCTAACAGACGAGATGAGTTGGCGGTAACATGAGTAGCCAATGGCGGGTCACCGAGGAGCCGGCTGGATTCCAAATTACTGAGTTTTACTTTCTGAATATTTAATCCACCGGCAATGATTAAATAGACTTCCGTTTCAGTAAATACGGGACGGCCATTCCCAATCAGTGTCTCATCTGGCAAATGGTCTACCTGGGTAGCGCTACCATTAGCAATCTTATATATATGTCTGGAATTAACAGCATTGTTTACGGCGAATAGTTGACCGTCGTTTGTGGCATATAAGCCAGCAATTCCGGTTGAATCCACTACTCCAGAGGGAGCAACAGAATAAGCCTTGATTCCAGGCCGTTTAGAAACTACTCCATTCGTATCAACAATAACATTGAGGGCATACGGAGATGAGCCGCCAAGTTCTTCTGATGAAGAATCCTGGTTAGGGGTAAAATCAATTTCAGCGAATTGAGAAGGCATACTTAATCTTCATCGCACAAATTCTGATTTGGCAGAGACTAAGATAACTTAGTTATCTTAGTCTTCCACTGGGACTGGCACAAACGCCAACGGCTTACCTGAGCCAAAGTGAATCATCTTCATGAATACCACGACTCGCTCTTGGTCGTTTGGTTGTAGCGTCAAGTCAGAGCCAGATGTGGCTGCCTGAGGACCATATGTCTGTGGGGTCTCTCCGTAGTCAATAACGATATCTCGTTGAGCGCCAGAATTATTAAACAGAACCAGATTACATTCTGCTCCGCTAACCATGACATCAATTGGGGCCTGAATGGTTGCGTTGCCAGCAGCGGTATAATTGATAAAGATATTCTGGTAGGATGAGAATGCCAAAATCTTGGAAGTGCCGGTAGATGCTAGAGTAATTTCAAGTGTTCTTCCCAAGCGAGAACCCAGATAAACTCGATAAGAATCCTCTGCATTATGAGATACTAGATATATAGCATCAGCGCTAGTGGCGGCAGAGGGAATAGAGAACCCTACAAATTGGTTACTGTTCTCGAAGAAGTCAGACCCACTGGCAATAGAAGATAAATCAAACACGGTGCCACCTGAACCACCATCAATAAAAACATTGTTGGTAAATCTGCCAATGAATTTACCAGCGGTAGCATTGGATTGAGAGACGCACATTGTGTATGAACCAGAAGTCACAGCACTAGCATCAAATGTGTTGGAGTCTGCTACAAAATTCGGGCCCTTTAAGACTGTACAGGTTGAAGAAGCTGGAATAACAAACCTATTGTCGTTTAACTTTATGATGGTACTGTTGTCAGCAGAAGCGGCATTGAATATGCCTTGGGTAATAGATGCCCCTAAAGTGATGACTGATTGCCTGATTATGATATTTCTTGTAGAACCTGATGAAGTTGTTGTTATGCCAACTCCAGTATAAGTTGAGAAGTTGATATCACAGTTGTCAATAAGGAGATTTGGGCACGAGGCAATAGCAATAAATTCATTACCATTAGCTCCGGTTCCTTGCAGCCCAAGATTAATAATCTTCTTCCAGCTGCCAGCAGTTGAATCAGTGAAGGTTATAGCGTCTGATGAAGTGGTAGCAGTCTTGAGAATGGAAGACTGAGGACCAGCTCCCATCAAAGTAATGTTGGCTGCTGAGATACTAAAACTAGTAAACTTATAGAAAGAAGTAGAAGCCGGAAAGAATACAATTCCTCCACCAGCTGTTACGGCTGCGGTAATGGCTAAACCAATTGCAGTAGTGTCGTCAGTAACTCCATCTCCAGCAGCGCCATAAGCAGGGTCTCGGACGTTGAAAAACAATCCAGCTAAAGCTGAGAATGCGGAGCTGAGATTAGTTGCTACGCCATTGACAGCAACTTTCCAATCAATGCCAACAGAACCTGCAGAATTATTCCATTTATCCAGGATTGCAGCTAGTGTTATTGGCTGGCTAACAGCTGTTGGGGAACCTGTGTAACCAGTTCCAGTAAAGGAGTCTGAGATTACTTCGGTTGTTGTTGCGGTGTTTCCGACGGTGACTGTTCGAAGGGTAGAGCCACCTGACGTTTTAAGAGTAATGTCCACATACGCATTGACATATACTTCGGCCGCGCCGTTGGCATCGAGTGTGATGATGTTTGTTCCTGGTTGTGCAGTTGCCTCGAAATCGGAATACATGACTGAGGCGGCACTTGATGCTGTTCCTCTGAGAACAAATGTAGCTGACCCGTTTTCGGCACCCTTAACTCCTGCTGCTAAGAATTCGACAAGTTTCATTAATAATTACTCCAAGGAGTAGAATGCGTAAAGATAACATCTGGAGGCTCATTACTAGTTTCGTATCCCTTAAGAGCCGCCAACTGAGCATCCCGGTCTTCTCTGCAAATTGCACGCTCTTCTAATGGCAATTTAGAGTCAGACATAAACTCATAGGCTAAAGCGTTAATAATCCAGCCATCCCAGTGACGCTGTAAATCAACGTTGTTTGTTCCAGTTGAGTTACTGCCTGGTAATCGATGAATTTGGAAACGAATCTTGCTGGCTTGGGACGGGGTTGGCCAAAGGTAGATGGTTAGGTCTGGGCCATTGCGATGCACATAATACAGCGTTGGAGTCGATTCGGCTGCCTTAGAAGACAGCGAATTCCAGCGGTGACGAGACATTGGCTTAACCGGAGTTTCGCCAGTTGTTTCAATCTCTTCTGGGTCGTTAATTAGCGGGATATGACTACCAGAATCTACGATGTTAAGAATATTATCGTCTGGGTCAAGGTCATAATTAGGTTGTCCAGCAACCAAGTCGAGAACAAAAAAGTCAACAAAATGGTCAATAAAGCCGAGAACAGCAAGACCATTAACCAAACGATTAAGCGTCTGACGTCCATGCTCAGCCTTTGCATTCCATTGAACATCACCACCAATTGCAAATTCTAAAGGCACCAAGCCCGCACGTTTATAGGCTTGCAGAATCAACTCATCAATCGTATTATACGTGGATGAAGTAGTAGATACGGTCATTATACGTCGTCATCTGTATAGCGCAGAATGTCTGCGGCTGTGGTTCTTTGGATGGTAGGAAGACTTCGTCTATCCTGATTTCCATGGTCCGACGGATGCTCTTGTTTTAATACCTGTGCTGCATGCTCTGCATTAAGTCTGGACAAGGTTACTTCATCCCGACCTTTAGCACAATCTTTACGACAGGCAAGAAATCCACCTTCCTTACGAACTAAAGCACTACGATAGAATACACTTCCACAATAATCACACATTGCTTGAAAGTCTCCTCTAGGATAGTTCCTAGGGAGTTTTCTCGGCATTGTTAGTCCCATGGTGTCTCCAAAGTCATCCAGCGGCCCCGTCGTGTGAGCCGCTGGGATTGTTATATCAATTACGCGGCTTTAGCGCCAAGACGGAGTGCAAGCACTTCGTTCTTAGCGTCGACCAGCTGAACAGCATTGTTCAGAGCCTGAAGCGAATTGATTAGGTCACGAGTCTTCTGACCGTCTTCGGCGATAGTACGCTGAGTTTCGCAGCAGCATTCAGCAATCTTTGCTTGAAGTGCAGCAGCATTCATCGCAGCAGCAAGAGCGCCAGCGGCTCCAACCTTTTCCACAGCCAGATTGACGGCAGCAGCCGTTTTCTCAGTTGCTAGTTCAGTGCTGCGACCATTGCGTTCCACATCGGTAGAAACAGACGCAATAGCATCCTTGATGTTACCATTGGTGCGGGAGAATTCCGCAGCCAGATAACGGTCCTGGTCAGCTCGGTCTTTGGCAGCAAGTGAAAACTCATCTACAACAGTTCGATTACATGTATCAGTCATTTGATTTACTCTTTCTGAGACAGGGAAATCCTGTCCCGGTAGGAGCGTATCAGGACTTTGTGTTTTTTCTGAAACGGTATCCTGGATATTGTCAACTGAATTTGTGGATGAAATTTGTTCAGTAATAGGGTCGTTTAATAGACCTTTTTTAGCTCTAGCCTGCAGTCTGGTTAATTCTGACATGAATGTCTTAAACTAAAAAACCGGCCGACGTAAGGAGCAACGCCAGCCGGTTAAGAAGTTGCCGTTTCCGGCTATGTTGGTTAGGATTAGGTAGTTGCGGCAGCTGGAGAAAGCACGCCAGAACCGGCGTTTTCATCAGTAGCAAAGTTCTGGAAGCACTTTGTTACTGGGTTAGTCGTGCCAGCAAACGACACTGCCTTGAGCGCGTTAGCAACCGTACCGCCAGCGTCGACACCGCCGAAGTAGTTATCATAAATCATACCAGTGCAAGCAACGTCAGAGATACGGATACCAACACCGTCCTCAACAAGATTGAACATGATA